GGGTTGCACCGGGGGTGTACGTTTTGCACCACACACAAAGGCTTTCTTCCATGCTTTGCAGCGTAGAAAACATTTCATCACATGACATGGTTTCGACTGGAAAAGCTGCCGCTCTTTCAGCCGCTTGGCTTGTAATATCACGAAGGTCGATTGCTTTGTTGCTTCCGATGGTACGCTCAACCAGCGAATCATACGCTTCCTCATAAGTCCCATAAAGGGTGCCAAGAAATTCGTGATCTGCGAAGAACGAATAGCCTTTCGCATAATTGTGAAAGTTGTGTGCTACAAATTGGGCACAGCGAAAAGTAATGATAAGTTCATTCATGGTGGTGTTGGTAAAAACACATTTCACGCACTACGCAAAGCCAAAACCAAATTACCATTACACGCCACGCCATTGCCCCACAAACGCTGTCCTGTGCGTTTTGCGGGCCACAACTGCGCTGTTGCGTGTCTTGCGCTCCACCAATGCCAACAGCCGTGCCATTGTCACAGGCCCAGCTTGTAAATCTAGCAAAGGTGCATTTTCCAATTTGGCATTGGTAGGGGGGGTATCAAATTGCTGCTGTGTGCCGTAGTCTGGCTCAGTTTGATCGTATTCGTTACGCATGGTATAGTTTGCTTAAAGTAAGCATAAGGTAAGTTAAAGCCTGCTTTGGTAGGTATAGCCTGTGTGGAGTGAGTGAGCAGAGCACAATGCCCCCTATCCCCAGAGGATAGGAGGTGGAAGGAACAGCCCGTTTGTGTCGGTCGTTTCGCATCGCTACCAAACTTCTTTGTCGCAGGTGGTATGACTGGTTTGTCTGCTAGTTTGGCAAAGCCCCGAATGTTGAGTGCTAGTCAAATTCGCGTCATTTGCTGCCACGCTTCAGGAGTTGCACCTCTAGCCGTGGCACCGTTCTCTCTCGTGCCGTACTAGAGCAGAAGCAGTATTCGCAGGGGTTATCACGGGCTGCGGGCCTCGTATCCTATTCTGTTAAGATGACTGAGGAAAAGATGCTTTCTACGATCTGTGCAAGTAAAAAGAAAACCCCCGCTTTTTTAGGGCGAGGGTTTCTTTAGAATAGGACACGAATGCTGGCAAAAGAACTGATGGTTATTTTACAAACAACGCACAAGTAAAAAAAAAAGTGGCACCACCTAAAAAGATGATGCCACCTAATCCAGCTTTTTCACACACAAACGACCCGCAAAGAACATTTGTTGTTAGGTGCATCTCTGCACCAGCCGTAAACAGGAATGATATTTTACGTTCGGTTACGCAACACCCGAAACTCTTTTGGATTTTAAGCAGCAAGGGCTGCTGACACTTACACAAAGACATAAAGTTATTAACAGAATAAGTTGGACATGCAGTTAATAACCTTTCATCAGCTTTTACATCGAGTTGAACGTCATCCAGCCGTTCAGCGACAGTTAAACAAAATCCTGCAAAAATAAACTAACATGAAACGTGACGTTAAAAACACGTCAGGTAATGCCGAGGGCAAAGTTGCCCTGCGTGATGTGCGGTTAGATCGTAAATCCAAGCCCCTTGATATTTGGGAATTGAAGAAGCTAGGGGGGGAGTACGAACAAGAACTTCGTGGTTGCACCAAACAACGTATCAACTTCCACGACCTGTGAAACTTTTTATTTACCAAAAGATTCAGGCTAGTGCTGAACTTGTGATTGCAGGGTTTGACCGTATCTCATCGTGGTTTCGCCTCATTCAGATTTGGGCTTGGACAAAAGCTGTTGAGGAGAATTTGAAGCAGGTGATGCGTAGCAAGACCCTGATGTGATACTTGTCCCCGGTAAGGACGTAAACCAGTACCCTCCGACGCTGCTGGCAGCGGTGCGAAAATATACCAGCAACTCTTTCTGACGGCATCGTGCCACAGATAAAACAACAACAACCGAACTCGATAATAACATGGCTAACATAAATGATGCGTTCCCTAGCAAGTACCTGAGTGCTTCCGATCTTGGAGGCAGGTCAGCGACAGTAACGATTGCCAATGCTCGCGTTGAGCAGATTGGCAAAGGTGCAGAGGCAGGCCCAAAGATTGTGCTGCAATTTGTGGGTAAGCAAAAGCTGTTTGTCTGTAACAAGACTAACGCTAAAACCATTGCTTCGCTGCATGGTGACGACACGGAGGATTGGTTGGGTAAATCCATCACCATCGCTCCTCGTGAGGTAGAGTTCCAAGGCAACATGGTTTGGAGCATTCGTGTATCGCTGCAACGTCCTGCTGAGGCTGAAGCTGTCCAAGTGGCACCTAAAGCTGTTAAAGCAGTTCGTGCGGCTGCTGCACCTGCGCCACAAGCCGACAACGACGACATCCCGTTCTGATGAACATCATCGAAATTGACGGCATTGATACCGTCAGCATCAGCAGCACAGCGGAAGCACGAGCAAATCGTGACAGGCTGATTGGGTTGGCAGGTACGGTGGCATTGGTGTCTGACCAGACCCAAGCTACTGTTGCTGCTAACGTGCTGAAGGAAATCAAAGGCATGACACGCTTGATCGAGGCTGCACGCACTACGGTGAAGGCACCTGTTTTGGAGCAAGGTAAGAAGATTGATGCTTTGGCTAAAGAACTCACGTTCAAGCTAGAGGCTGAAGCTACCCGCATTGGCATGGTGCTAGGCACCTACCAAGCCGAACAAGAGCGCATTGCTGAAGAAATCCGACGCAAAGCATGGGAGGAGGAGCAACGCATTCTGCGTGCTGCACAAGAGGCAGAAGAAAAGGCTGCTGCTGAAGCCCGTGCAAAGGCTGCTGCGTTGGCCCTAAAAGAGTCACGAGCACGGTCTGAGGCAAAGGCTGCTGATTATGCGGCACAAGCTGAGGCTGCACAGCTTATGGCTGACGCTGAAGCTGAGGCACGTCAGAAGCAGGTGGAGCAAGAAATGTTGGCAAATCGTGTAAACGCTTTGTCCAAGATTGCTGCGAAGCCTGAAGGCATTGCTACTCGTAAGGAGATCAAGTTTGAGATCATGGATATTGTGGCACTTTACGAAGCTGCCCCGTATCTGGTGACGCTCACTCCTAACAATGCTGCGCTCAAGAGTGCCTTAAAAGGGCTGCAAAAGGGGCAATCACTACCGGGTGTTAAACACTGGGAAGAAGCTGCCGTAACCGTTCGATAACACACAAACTATGTCCGACAAACCTAAGATCATTGTAATTGAGTCTGTGAGCCGCACCCGCCGCCACATCGTCATTGAATACACGCAAGGGGATGAAACCCGTAGTGTGAAAAGCAACGAGAACCCGTTGCCTGAGTTCAATGCCGCTTTGGATGCGCTGATGCCATTGCTGACTCGCATTATTGAGACGGAAGAAAACTATGACATAAATGTTAGGATTTATGGCATAACTATGGGTACGTTGCGTGATGTACGCACCCTACGCATCCATGCCAAGAAAAGCCTAGAGCTGTGTGGTAAAATGCTGTCCTTGGATACGCCGCCTGTGCTGTTAAGCACACCGACGACTGAGGGGGGTGTCACTGAACCAATCAGCCCAATTGAAGCCCTATGGGTGGAAGCTGTGCTGGAAGAAGCGAAGCGTTACGTCTTGGGCGAGCGTGCTCAAGGTACGCTTGATCTGGACGATGATGAGGATGAGGAGGAGTACGACCACGACCCTCTAGCATCTGACAACACCGAGCCGTTACCAATGGGTGACGTAGGTAAACCTGCTAAGAAGAAGAAAACCAAAAGCGAATAAGTTCGCCCCTAGCCTGCGGGGTTATGCAGGCACAATTTACTATGAGAATACGAGGAGTAGCCGCACGTCGGCCTGATGTTTACATCAAGCGAGATCACCGAGCTGAGGAAAACAAACGTCAGCTTAAAATTAACCAGTCATCTGTGCTTGTGAACGGTGTACGAGTAGATTTTCGAGGTCGCTTTGTTGGGTATGGCGACATTGACCGTGGGTTGGAGTATTTCAACCGCCGCCGCATGATGAAGCACGAGGATGCCGTATGAGCATTAACCTTGAAGAAACACTGGGACAAATGTGTGCCCGTGTCATTCAGCAGCAACGCACCGATATGCTGGCACAAGGTCAGGTGTTTACCATGAAGCACGTCGCACAGATCATTGACCAGACCAAGAAGCAGATTGATTTGGAACACACGGGTAAGGATGTGCCGCCGCCGCCTGATGCGGTTACAGCATATTCTGCCAGCATTGGCTACCCGTTGGATGGGAAGAAATGGTGCGATGCCTACGAGCTAAAAGGCTGGTTGGTGTCAGGTAAGACCAAAATGAAGGACTGGAAGGCTGCTGTGCGTAATTGGAAGGCATCTGGCTACGGACAGGGCACAATTACCATAGCGGGCTTCAAAACGGCTGTAAACGAACAGAAACGAGACTACACAACGATTTAATACACACACAACAATGACACGCGCAGACATCCTAATTAAACTACCACGTCGCCAATTGGCTGACATGGTTATCGAGCTTGAGCATCAACTAAACAATTCAGAGGAGCGATCTTTTGATTACGCCGCACGATTGATTCGAGTAGAATCAACGCTTGAAGCGCACAAGGAGACTAGCAAATGAGCACACCAGAAACAAAACTAACGGTTGAGACTTCTGCGTATGCCTGCCGAGCAGACTCTTTGCTGAGTTTTAATCATGCGAACCGCGAAGTGTTACGCATCACGCACGACGGTCACATGATTTGCGGCGAAGGCTTATCCGTGAATGCGGCAACGCAAGAAGCTGCAAAGCTGTTAATCGCTTCGTTTGAGCAAGAGATTCAGAAGATGGTGGATGCGCGGATCGCCGCCGAGCGCGAAAAGGTGCGCGTGCTACGGGATGCCATGACTCGGCTACAAAATTATTGTGAATGGGTTATACCGCCGCACGACCGCATTTGCGCTATTGCCCGCGCAGCCCTTGCCGCGACGAAGGAGGCCAGCAAATGAGCACTCCACGAGTAACCTCAGCCCCCACCTTGTTTAGTTTATCTCTAGGTGCTGATTTGGGTGATCTAACCCTAGCCCAGCTTGCCCAAGCACACGGTAACGCTGACCACGAGTTCAACCGCATGGTAGCCTGCAAATGCACCCGCTGCCAGACAGACCTTGAAGCACCGCAATTGTCGGCTGCTATTGGGGTGGCGTGTGATGAGTGCCGTAAGAAAGCCAAGATTGCTGACTCAATGGAACGCTCACGCATCTATTGGGAAACGCTGTGCCCACCATCGTACCAAGACACCGACAAGAACCACCCTGATTTTCCCAAGCTGCAATACGGTGCAACCCAAGACTACGCAGGTGAAGAAAGCCTGTTCTTCTATGGGCCATCACGCAGCGGTAAGACCCGCATTGCCATGTTGCTCCTCAAACGCTGCCTAGTGCGCTATAACAAGCACGTTGGCGTGTTGTGGCCTGAAGTGCTCAAGAGCGTAAACCACAGCAGGGATGTCCTAGAAATGGTCAAGGCATGGGGCAGGTACGATGTGTTGCTGATGGATGACTCGTTGCTGTCCGGTGCCCACGATGAGCGTGTCACATCCTTCCTCAAGGATTTGCTCGACTACCGTATGCGTTACAAACGCCACAACATCATCACATCACAGATTGGCGGTGATGATTACAAGGCACAGTCAGACAAATTCAAGAACAGCACCAAGGCTGACATGGAGCGCATTGAGGCACTCCTCAAGCGCATCAAAGAAGTGTGCCGTGTCGTGCCTTTTGTTGAAGCAGTACCCAGCCAAGGTGAACAAAACTTTTAATGTCACATGAACAACCAACCAAACAACTCAACGACCCACACCCAACCAAAGATCGCTTTGTCGGCAGAACCGTCAGCTTTGACTACCTCGTTAGGGGAACTATTCGCAGGCTTGTCGGCACAGTCGAAAAACAAACCTTCATCGGTTACACAGAGCAAGGGCACATCCCTGACTACCACCTCATCGTTAGAGGCAACAGCGGTAAAGCTGTCACCATAAGCCTAGTCGAAAATTACACGCTATTCTCTCCATGAAACAACTCACCACCAATGAAGCTAAACTCAAACGCATTGTCCAAATTCGTACTGAGCTGACCAATCTTGAACAAGAACTGTTCAACTCATTCAAAACCGAAGGAGGTGAGTTAGATTTTGCCCCACCAGCCATACGCATCTGCCAAGAGATCGTATGCCAGCATTTTCATCTGCCATTGAATGCGATGACATCGCCCATTCGTACCGCTTCCTTTAGTCGTGCTAGGCAGATTGCCATGACGATTTGTTCAGAGCTGACCAAATATACCCTGACTGAGATCGGTGATGCGTTTAATCGAGATCATGGCACGGTAATACACGCACAGAAAGCTGTTTCTAACTGGTGCGCTACCGACACCATGTTTGCTGAACAATACAAGAACCTCAAAAAAGTAACCAGTCAGCAGTACGCTGAGAAGTTAAATAAATGAGCAGTGAAGTCATTGAATCCGAGGGTGAGTCCTTCGTGTACCAAGTTGCCTCTCGCAGCAAAGCAGGTCGCCGTTACCGTGTGGACATCACAGCCAACAAAGGAGCCATGTGGTGTGCCTGCATTGATTGGAGTACCCGCCGCCAACCTGCCCTAGACCGTGGTGAACCACGTTTAACCCGCAACACCACCTGCAAGCACGCTCGTGCTGCCCTACGGTATTTCTGCCTGCAAATCCTGCCTAAACTCGACAAACAATGAACCTACGACCTATACGCATCCTTGCCCTTGATATGGCTACCACCACAGGGTACGCCATCCTAGCCAGCGATGTGCTGACATCCGGTAGCCAATGCTTCGCCAAGCAAACTGCCACCAAAACCCGTGCTGCTGCCCATGTGGGTGCCAGCCATGCCATGTTTGATAACTGGCTTACTGAAATGCTGCATGGCCCACGCTACGATGAGATCGTGTATGAAATGGCTGGCTTCTTCAAATCTGCCGCTGCTGTGCAGGTATGCGTTGGTTTCCGTGGCATTCTCCTAGCCCATGCCGCCAAACACAACATCCCGCTTTACAGCTACTCACCCTCAGCCGTTAAGAAGTTCTGGACAGGTAAAGGTACAGCCAAGAAGCCTGAAATGATTGCCAGAACCAAACGCGAATACCCCAACCTCGACATCACCGATGACAACGAGTGCGATGCCATAGCCCTACTCAACCTGCACCTGACCCAATGATTGTTTACCCGCCACCACCCATGCAACCATCAGCAGAACACCGTACAATTGAATTTAAGGAGGATATTATCGCCAAGGCAGGCATAGACCTAGACGTGCTGTTAAACTGCCTAGAAATGGTGGAGAACGGCAAACCAAGCGACCCCGGTGGTGTGCTGTGCTGGACTAAGAAAGCATGGGTTGAAGATGCTGGTAAATTTATCCCTTACAATTTAACCGCAAACAACGAAACCTCACGCTTGTTTGCCCGTGCTCGATTGCGCCGATTGGCTGGTATGCTTTGCAGAACCCAAAACATCAGCCCATACAGCCTAGCCCTACTTTGGAACAAAGGCTTTGTTGGCACCCTGCGCGTATTTGATTCATACGGTGCGTTGAAAAATGACTACGGCATCCGAGTGTCCAACCTTTACTACGACACTCAAAAGTAGGGCATAAAAAAGCCAAGGAGGGTTAGTTGGTTCCCGCATCCTTGGCTTAGTTCAAACTGTTTGATCGCGCTCGCTTACCCATAAGTTAGCACACGTTGCTAACTCGTCAATGGTTATTTGCGCTTACCCTGCACAGGTCGATGCCACGTTTGTAGCCTGATTCCCGCAGCAGAATTTGCTGTACCTGTGAACCTTTCCAGATGCCCTAAAGCAAGTCCTCGACGTAAGTATTTATGAGCGGTGCCTGTGGCTATTTTTAACGATTTAGCAAACTCCTCTGTCGTCATCCACCCGTCACCTTTTGGTTCGCGTGTCTTTGCCGAGAGTAACGAACGCAACTCAACCGCCCAATTAGGCGTGGTAGGTTTGGATTTGCGAGGCTGCATAGAAGTTACCGTTGATGTTGCGAGTCTGCCAAAGTTGGTAGGTATTATCAGGGAATAACAACCCATACGCCCAACCCTGTGCCCACCTTAACTTACCTGTCTTTTTGTTGATGTAATCCATGTCTCGCCGACACAAGCAACCAATGCTGCGTGCCTCTGCTGGTTCACGAGCTGCAACTGGGGCTGACTCGATGGTATGCACATGGCCAAAAACACAGTTACGAAAAATAGCAGCGTGCATCCTACACGCACCTGCCCCTGCATGAAATCCGTGTAGCACCGACAGCTTGCCTAGCTCAAGCACCCCAAGGTCGCTATCATACGGCAGCATCTTGGCTTTGCACCGCTTTACCGTAGCTTCCAATTGCTTTATGCCATCGGTAGCATAGTCACGCACCATGCCCGTGCAATTGTTACGGAAGTCATAGATACGCTCATCGTGGTTGCCCCTCATAAAGTGGTTGCTCTTACCACCCTCAAAGAACCGACGCATGAAATCATTACCCGCTTCCCAATCTTCTGCTAATGATGCCGCTTTCTCCTCATCAGATGCACCTTTGCGTAGGTTTCTAAAGTCATAATTGTCTCCTGCGTGTATGCGTATCTCAGGTTTCCAATCAGCCATAAACGACCACAACGCACCCACACTGGCTGCATCTGCCATATCGCCGTGGTTATCGCTCACCACGATAAACCGCTGGGCGTGCTTAGACATGGTAGTTACTTCTTAGCTCGTAGCATCCGGTACAACGTAATGTACGATACCAAGATCGCACCAAGGTACGAAGCGCACTTTAGCCAGAACTCAAGCTGCTCTTGGCTGGCAGTGATAACCCCAAGCCAGCTAACGGTACTAGCCGTTAGGCCAGAAACATTGTCGTGGATAGCGGATTTCAGAGTGCTCATTTCTTTAATGCAGTGACTCGTTCGTGGAGAACGGCGATGGTCTGACGGTTGTCAAAAATCATGTCTCGGTTGTGCTGAATCTCTTTTTCAAGGTCTTGCCGTAGCTTCTCGCGGGCAAGTTCAGCTCCCGTATTGGTTGCTTGCTTGTTATCCGAAGTCACCACAAGGCTCACCTGTTGCTTGAGAATAGTAACCTCTTTTGAAAGACTGGACAGCGAGGACATGAGGTACACCACGCAAGAAAACAGGATAGGCAGCACTGCAAATGCCGTTTTCTCGATTAGCGCAGATTTTGGAGATTCATCGCTCATTTCTTAGCCCTCATTTCCATGATCTTCTCTAGCGTGCGACCGCCAAAGTAAAACGACATTATAAGCATACCCCATTGCCCAAGAAGTGAAACGTAAGACTCGTTGGCGTTGTAGCCAAAGGCACTCATAGCCGCGAATATAAAATAGCCAGCTAGGATCGCAGCAAGCGTCATGGGTCTGATGTTCTTAGACATCCAGCTATCACTCGCCATGTCCGCCTTGAGCCGATCCGTAAGATTGTTCTGCTCGGTCTTGTAGGCTTCCAAGTCCGCATTCATTTTCGCCAACTCCCCATTCTGAGCCAATTGAGCTAACTCAAGCTGGGCCTTAGCTTTGGCCTCAGGGTCAGGAATGAGCTTGTCGATCAGCTTCGTGCCAATACTTAGAATTTCGGCTAAAGGAAACATAGCTTATGCGGCTTTAGGGTTGGTGAGACGACGGAATAGGAAATAAGGCAACCAAACCCACTTTGGTATCTTGGTGATTTTGACGTTGGTACTCACCACATACGGCGTGTCTGCGTCCCACACTTTTACACGAATTGGCTTACCGTCAGGCGAACAACAGGAGTGCAGCAGAACATTCTTGGTTGGTGCTCTGCCAAACTTCCAATAGTTGTCGTATTGGCCTAGCTCCACTGTGCCCGAAAGAACGCAGTTATAGAGCTTCACTCCATCAATCGCGCCCTTGATTGTGACGGAGCCTTCAATGGTGCAGGATTGGAAGGAATAGTTATCACCGCGCACGCAATCAATCGAGTCTTCGCGGCTGGCAGGGATAGTCAATCCAGTGGCCGTTAGGTTGCTCACGTTTGAGCACTTGAACAAGTCGTCATAATCCTGCGGATTGCTTGGCGGAAACCAAGAGTTAGGATTATAAAAAATAGAACCTAGCGGCTCAGGAACAATGCCCCTGCCGTTGTCCTGTGGGCCAACGTAGCTGCGCCAGTTTACATCTTTTATTCCGGCCATTTTATTCAGCTTTCGGAGCCTCAGGCGCAGGCTGATTGGCTTTCACGATCTCGGTGAGCTTCGTGCGTAAGCCGCCAACGGTGGCGAGTTCTTCACCGCGAAACGCCCCACGAGTGGAGCAAACGTCGATGAGTTGGACGACGGCAACGAGGTCGTTGATGTCGATGGTGGGTTTTGGTTGTTCGGTGTTCATGTGTTTTAGTTGGATTCGATGCTAGGCTTTAGCGGCTCGACGATGACCTTGCCGTTGTCATCTGTCCAGTCGGTTTCCATCATGTGCGGGTCTTGTCGTTCGCCGATGACCATCCACGAAATCTCGTCGGTGCAGTCGGCGTCCTTGGCTTCGATGGTGAGAATGTTGCCCGCGACTTTTCCGCGAACTGCCGTCCAGCCCGTCTCGTTGGTCGTGAAGCATTGCACGTCACGGCATAGCACTTCAAACGTGCCCTCGGTCATGGTCGCAGCGGCGTCGATGTTCACCGAGGCTTTGCCGTCAATCAGCACAACCTTGCCGCGATAGATCAGGTCAGCTTGTGGGCCTTCGATGAAGCTGTGAACGAGTTGATGCGTGGCCGATTTCTCGGGCAACGGATGTTCGATGCGGAAAGAACCGGAGCCTTTGGAGAGTGCGCCAACAACCTCAAATCCAGCAAACACCTTTATGTTTCGTGTTGATTGCTCAATAAACAGTTGAGGTTGGTTAGCTGTGCTGTTGTAGATGAGAAAACCCTTGTCGCCGCCAGTTACCAAATTATTTCCGGCTGCTACATAATACTCGTTTGCAGACCCCGCTGCCCCAAAACGCATAGCGTTCTGATTGGTTGATCCCGTAAGCAGTAGTTTTGTATCTGTTGTGCTATTTACGTCGAGTCGATAGCTAGGACTCGTCGTGCCGATGCCGACGTTGCCTGCTGACGTTAGGACCATTTGAGTTAATGACGCTCCAATACCAAATCCTAAAGATTGAATTGACCCTATGTAACTAATGTTTGCGTCATTTGTAGTTTCATCAGTTAAAACAATTTTTGACGTATAACCAGAACCCGAGTTCCCAACTCTCAAAACCGCAGCAGGGGTTGAACCAGATTCAGATTTTAGAATATGGAGTCTAGATAATGTTGGACTCGCCGTTCCAATGCCGACGTTACCGCTGCTGTCGATACGCATACGCTCGGTGTCAGCACTACCGCCACCACCTCCGGTATTAAAAGCTATTGCACCTGTTCCAGCGGTTGCGCCGTAACTACGAATAGTCGTGTCATTAACGCTATATTGGAATACGCCACGATTTGTTTGATGCGCGTTAATTGCGCCGCCAACTACTAAGCAGCCACTAGCCTCTACCGTAGCTTTTGACGATGCGCTTGCCGCAGGGCTAGCAGTCCCAATCCCCACTGACCCACTGCTCGTCGCAAAGTTGGCTCCTGTGGTGCTCGACAACGCGCCTGTGACAGCGAGTCCGGTGGAGGAGAAGGTGGCGACGTCAGCTGCTGTCCCGCTCGCGCTAATAAAACCGAGCGTGGTGTTTGACGTAGCAGCTGAGCCTGCGTTGAGGCGGATATACGACGCGCCTACCGAACTATTCTTGCGCCCACTTGCGCCGCCCGATGTGCCGAAATAGTTATTCGACAAGATGACGTTGCTTACAGAAATGCCCGGTTCGCCCGATTGAAAGTAAGCGGGTGCTGTGCTCGATGCGCTGTCTGAAATTCGGACGGAGCCGTTAAAGAAGTCGGCACCGCCGCCAAGGGTGACGTTTCCGTTCGCGTTTAACGTCGTAAACGCGCCTGTGCTCGGCGTGGTGGCTCCGATGGCCGTGGAGTTTAGGCCGGTGGAGGTGATTTTCGCAACAGTTGCTGCCGTCCCTAAATCGGTAAAACTCAAATCCCCAGTTGCAGGAAAATCGTAATTGATATCCCAACCAGCGGCACGCCCTTGCGTGACCATTGATAGTGTAGAAATCCCAGTCCCTTTGCTTGCTATTGAGATTGCCGCGCTATCGTTTGCGCCGCTTGCGGTAACATCCAAATTGATTGTGCGTAGGGCTTGTCCTGCTGCTCCGATAGCTACGTTGCCGCTCGCCGTCACCGTTGTCGCCGCCACCGTGCTCGGCGTCGTGGCTCCTAGCGCCGTGGAGTTAATTCCGCCCGCAGCCAAAAAACTACCAGCATCAGAGAGCTGTGCAATAATTGCGCTGTATGCGTTGTTGAGAAACTCAAGTTTTCCTCCAGCGGCACGAATATATTTATTTGGCGTTGTTGCACCGTCCCCAACAAATCTGATGTTAGCTCCGTTTGCGCCCGTGTCGTTGATACTGAGCGTTGCGACCGAGCCGCTAGTCGTCGCCGTCAACGTCGTAAACGCGCCTGTGCTAGCCGTAGTCGCGCCCACCGTGCCGTTGATGTTAATCGACGCCGTGCCTGTTAGGTTCGTCACCGTGCCGCTTGTAGGCGTGCCCAACGCACCATTGAACAGCACCGGAGCACCCGCGCTGCCAGTGTTAATGGCCAAAGCCGTAGCGATGCCCGTGCCGAGACCGCTGACGCCCGTGCTGATGGGCAGACCTGTGCAGCTCGATAGCGTGCCGCTGGATGGTGTGCCGAGAACTGGAGTGGTCAGCGTTGGACTCGTAAGCGTCTTGTTCGTGAGCGTATCCGTAGTTGCCTTACCGACCAGCGTATCCGTCGCATCTGGCAGCGAGATCGTGCGGTCAACGGTCTGCGTGCTCGACAACATCGTGCGCGTGTTCGTCGTGCCGCCCGCAGCGTTAAACATGATGCGCTTGGTTTCATCCACGCCATCAGTCACATTGACATATCCGCTCGCGCCTTTGGCAACTAAGTGCAGTCCAACAGACGCATCGCCACCTGTTGCCCTAATATGCACAGGGTTTCCTGTTGCGGCATTCTCAATCGAAATCTCGTTTACCGCGCTGGCAATCGACGCCAGCTTTAGCGTCTCATTGCCGTTTGCATCGTTGATTTGAGCGATGACTGGGGTGACGATGGTCGGCGAGTTGCTTAACACCACGTTGGTCGTACCAGTTGAGGTTGAAACGCCCGTGCCACCATCAGCCACTGCAAGATCAGTGATACCAGTGATGCTGCCGCCAGTAATGGATACGTTGTTAGAGTTTTGGGTGCTCATCGTACCCAGCCCCGTGATGTCGGTGTTGGGGATGGTGTTGGATGCCGTCAAAGCTGCCGTCCCGTTGCCTTTAACGTAACCCGTCAGCGTGGAAGCACCAGTACCACCATCTGCCACTGCAAGGTCTGTAATGCCCGCTATTGACCCACCGCTGATGGATACGTTGTTGGAGTTTTGCACGCTCATCGTGCCTAGTCCAAGGTTATCACGAGCCGTAGATGGAGATACCAAGTCAGCCAAGTTAGCAGCCTTGGTTAATTTCTCGCTGTCCAACTCATCAATTGCAGCCTGCACGTTGGTAGCTGCCACGTTGCCCGTAGGCGTGTAGGTGATCTGAACAGCAGAGTAATCACCGCTTGCTGCCGTAACCACACCAAGGCGACCAAACACCGAGGCAACAGCATCCGTGTTATCTACCTTTTCCCATGCGGTGCCGTTGCTGATAATCCAGTCACCCACCTCAAAGCTAATGGAAAACTGCGTACCTGCTACCGACACAACGTAGTAATCACCTTGGGTTGTGGATGCAGGTGGGTTAGCCAATGCGGGGTTGTTGGTGCTGGCATTCCATGTGCCCATGTAAGACAACTGCCCAAGCACGCTATCTGGAATTTGAGTCAGTGGCACTTTACCACCTGCATCAAGGGTAGCCACACCGTTAGCGTTGGCTTTCTCAATTGCAGGTATCTTAGCCGCAAGGTCAGTAACAAGATTGGTTACTTGAGACTGAGCAATCTGGATGTTGTTAGCCGAAATGCTGGTAATGCGACCTTTGCTATCAACCGTGGTTGTAGAGGAGCTGGATACGCTGCCATAGCTGCCAGCAGCTACGTTGGTGGTGGTAAGTGTCGGGTTGGGGTAAGTGCCCGTTAAATCGCCACCAGCAGCACCCGTAGGGGTACGCGAATCAGTAAAGCGTGGGTCATCACCAGCCGCAACCGTGTTGGCGGTATTGCCTACGTTAAGCGTAGAGGAATTGCCCAAGCCCGTAATGTCGGTGTTGGGTATGGTGCCCAGAGCAGTAAAGGCCAAGGTGCCGTTACCTTTGACATACCCAGTCAACGTGGATGCACCTGTGCCACCGTCAGCCACAGCTAGATCGGTGATGCCAGTGATGTTACCACCCGTAATGGCTACGGTGTTGGCATTCTGCACACTCATCGTACCTAGCCCCGTAATGTCCGTGCTAGGTACCGTGGGTGATGCGGTAAAGGTTGCTGCACCATTGCCTTTTACATACCCAGTAAGGCTAGTGGCATTCGTGCCACCTTTGCTGACTGGCAACACACCATTAACAAACCCAACACCATTTGCGATGGTGTTAAGGTTGTCCGTGTTGGTGAGGAAGTTCATGGGGGCAACTAATGCCCCATTGCTGGTGGTAGCCGTAACAGATTGATTAAGAGGAGTAGATGGGATGCTCATGTTAAGAAGGTAGAGAGAAGCCAATTTGATCGGAGGCAACAGAGATAGCGTTGGTGTTACCCACGGTGACAATGTAAGTCCAAGAACCCGTTGTCGTATCGTAGGTAGCAGGTACGCCTTGTTTGGTCACGGTATCCAACACCCATTGATACGGGTTGGTTGAAGCGTTGTAATCGTAAGGACGCACCACAAACGGCACGTTCTGAGCAACTGTGGATGATTTACGGATGAAGTTAGCCACAACGTCATTGGTAAACTGACATTGTACCGTACAACCCACAGGGTAAGCATCGCCACTCGTGGTAAGACCACCAAGCAATGTCGTGCTCACAGTATTTGATGCCAATCCAACAATCAAAGGACGGGCAAAGAAGTATTGGGTAAATGCAACCACTGGTGGGATAGGTGTAAGGCTTTCCAAGCTGTAATTCAAGGCACGCAACAGCACGGGCGATTGATAGAAAGGCATCACGTTGCCATTGGTATCAATGATTTCTACGTTAATCACGCTCTGACATTCTAGGAAATTGCCACGCTTTACACCGTTCATGCGTATCAATTCCATTGCCGTTGATGAGATAAGGCGAATGTAGCCTTGATAACCAGCATACGGTGAAACAATCGCCGTAAAGGTCGTGGTCTGCAATGGCACCACACGAGCAATCGTCACCATCAAGAACTGCCGTGCCGTGGATGTGCCTTCCGTAAGCACCAGCGAAGTAATGGTGCAGTCTGGCACCAGTAATTTACCATTAAAGATTATGGTCGCAACTGCCCCAAGTGCACGGTAGGCAATCAAGAACTGCCCGTCACCCTGCCTGCTGACATCCACGCCACCGCTAGCAATGATGCTAGAATTGGAATTAAGGGCATTCTGAAGCCCGGGGGCATCAATGTCCCACCGCAAGGTAATCGGGTCTGTGGCTCCAACCGTTAGGCTAAAAACACCGTTGGTCTGGGCTGCTGCCACATCACCAATCGTTACCCGTAGGACGTTGGTTGTTGGGTCGATGCTGGTATCAATAGCCCCATTGGTGGTAAAAAAGAATTTATGCTCAGTCTGTGAACCCACCGTCAGCACCGGAAATGGCGCAGGTAAAGTGTTCAGCAGGCTAACCGTGCGGGCACGGGCAAGATCAGTGGCAGATGTGTTGATGAAATGGTTCATGGTTTTTCAGATGGGGTTATTCCAAGGTCAGGAATGAATTTATTCAAGGCTTCCCTTCGTTTAGCACAAGGTTCACAGCCTACCAGATTTGTCTTAAAAATAGCATCACTAGCACGAGCAATGGGTTCTGCTACGCTGGATACCAAATCACCAAGCCCATACATACACCTGCCGTATTGTCGCCACTTAGGACTAGGCAAAGGACAAATGCTGCATTTATCCCCATAATGATTCATGTTATGCTGTTGAACACATGGGGTTAAACATTTTTTACAAATATCACGTCTTATCAAATAAAGCCCTTTAGGTATGTTCATGTTCCAGATGGTTCTACATCAGTAATTACAATTGAACCGTTTGTTGATGGTTCAAGAACGGTGTAAACAGGAGTTTCAGTATCAACATGGTTCCAAGTATATGTTCTTGGCGTACTTCCTTCCATCCAAGTTATCTGAAAAGTTGTAAATCCTGTAAGATTAGGAAGGGTAAATTTATACTTAAACCGCATGATGGAATAAGTAAGTTCGTCAGATTCCAAATCTCTAAAAGCCATGCAAGTTCCATCCCATGTGTTAGGATAAGAAGGCAGTATGGCTATGGTTGCAGCAAAAAGATCATCAGTTGTGTATTCCTCGGACAATGTAGCGACAACCGTTCCAGCATATTTGAAGCTAGGGTATTCCGAATAACAGATTTCATCTCCAACAAATGTTTCGGTTGTTGATGTAACAACAGGAACACATTCGGCTGCATAACAAGGCACCAATGCTTCGCTCCACCCCGCAACATAAGTTCCATTAACAGTTATTGCATCAACTATCAATGAACCGTAATAATCGTATTGTTGCGACCCGCCGAAAGCATTTTCGCCAGTATATTCAACATCACCTGAACAATCCGTGCTAGTAGAAGAATAACTGTATTCATACATTGTTCCAGTTGGAGCCAATTTACGATAAATTTTAGGAGGAGAAGAAACGTGGCCGGGCCATTCAACAAATCCATATTTGTAGCCAACCGCTGAAATTGAATCACAAAGTAATTGTGGCTGATTTGCCGAATAAAGAACAACCGAACCTGTTCCAGTTCCACAAGAATTTGTGGCAAAAAGTTCTATATTGTAATCAATATCACTTCCAACAGTTCCATATATTTGACCAGTGGTATTATTAAATGACGCCCAAGAAGGCAAATTGATACAAGCAAAAGAAGTAGGCGAATTTGTAGCCGTTATGTAATAAGAAAAATAATCACCAACAAAAACAATGACTTTGCTGGCACTTGTTATTGATGGCGATGGGCCAGTAACAACAAAAGAAACGCCTTTGTTTGGGCTAGTTCCACAGGAATTAGTTGCCGTAATTCCTATATTTACAGTTCCACACGAGGTTATTGCACCACTGATAAGACCAGTTGATGTGTTTATTGTTAATCCTGTTGGCAAACCCGTAGCCGCAAAACTGGTTGGATTACCAGATGCAGTTATTTGATATTCAAAATAAACATTTATCGTTTCAGCTATTGGCCCTAATTCACTCGTTATCGCTGGTGCTGGACAAGGCACATCAGCAGCACAACTATCACACGTTGGACATCCTTTGGCTGGGGCTTTTATGTAAATAGCCATTAGTAAGGGTCACTGGCTAAAATAAGCATTTTTTTGGCTACTCCACTGGAACACACATCAATTTCTTTTATGCCCATGTTTTGAGTAATGTTATTAAAATTCATAACAATTTTTTTACTTAAAACATTATTGGTAAAAGACACACTGTTTGTATTATCAATATCTACTGATTTCAAAAGAGTAGAATTAGGGTCGCTTTGATCTAAATAATACCTAAAATGCAGTTCGTTAAGTTGCGTAGTTAAATTTTGACCATTTGCAGCAGGTTGAATCCCAATTCGTATTCTGCCTCTTGGCTTTCTTGATATGGTGGTACTGGTGCCCGGCACTTTGAGTTTCTTTTCAGGGCTGCTAACCATTTTGATATTGATGCCTGAAGCTGCTTCAATCGAGGCAATCAACTGCACCAATTCATTATGTTTCTCTGCCATTTCAGCAAAGGCAGACGGTACTTTACCTATTCTGAGATGACTTAGATCGGGCATAAATTAAATGGCTTTAACAAACCTGCGTTGCCGTTCCCAAATGCTGCCATACCAAAGACTCAGAACTGAATCTTGTGATTCAATGGAATAAGAATTAACATTACCTGAATCTGTTGTAACATTACTTTTGTAAGCAGCTAAAGTAGGTGAAGTAGCCACTATACCAAACCCACCATCGCTAAGGTACTCAGCAACAAATTGACCTGACGTGGTTGTGCTTCCATAACCCCACGGTGTTTGGTAAAGGTAACGTGTGCCAAACTTAACTGGAATTTGGTCAACTTGGGTAATGGGATAGCTCGTCGTTCCATCACCAGCCGTGGTGGGAGGCACCGTGGCATAAGGAGCGGTGTTTCCTGCCACTAATTGAGCACGCCAAGCATAAAGGCTGGTAGATGTCCCTGCGTAGGTTGGATTGCCTGTAACGCCAAGCAAACGTACCTGTAATTGATTTGGTGAGGATGCTGCCACACCTGTCACATTGATGCGCCACCAACCATCACCCACGCTGGCGATACCCCAGCCGTTGCCATAGATGTATTGATCAGACAGTGGTTGGCCGATAGCTAGGTCAACAGACACGTTGGCAAAGGTGCCTTGACCCCCGTTGTAAAGGCCAACGTCAACTCGGCTATTGTCCCCTGCTTTGACGAACACGCTGCCAGTAATCAAACCCGTTGCCGTGTTAGCACTTTGGCTAACGTAATGCTGACTGTTGCCCGTAGTATCCGTGATGCGGGTTGCTGATTGAGTAGCCCCAGCGCAGACAGGAATTGTGGCATAATTTCCAGTCGAAGTAGCACCCGACAAAGACCAAGGTGAAGCATTGAGGTTGTCGTAACTGGTCAACAAATTGGAAAAAGCTACGGTATTGCCCACCATGTAGTAATCTTTGATTTCCTTGGTGGTAACGATGTAGCTGAATGGATTGCGGCCCAACACCAACAGCGTGCCTTGATAACCGGGGTAGTTGTAAACATCCGATGAGAAATCATTCCATGACGTAGGCAACGTAACGTAAACCCGTGTCCACTCTACCAGCCCACCCAAACGATCTTGGAAATCTACGTCATCTGCAAAGTAAACCTGTGGTAAATTGGGGTGTGGGGTGTTAGCGTCAGGGCGACTGTAATACGCCCGCAACTGCATGAAGCGGGTACGGTACACAATGATCTGACTGTTTTGCGGGTATGGGCGGGTTTGCTCAAACGCACGAGTAGGCGTCTCAACCGAGAACGCTGGTTGGTCTGCCGCTGTTTTGAAGCCAAAGATGGTAGCCATGTTAGTTTACGGTAGGTGTTAGACTGTTCTTAATTGCCTCAAGCAACTGGTTGGAAGTCGTAATTTCAGCAGCAATAGCAGAAGAATCGGTAGTAAAGCGTTTCTGCATATCAGAACTACCAAAGGATAAGCGATCAGCTACGTTTGTTTCCAATCCTAGCGCACGTTCTTGTTGCATGGCTGCTTCACCGGGGGCACCCGTCAAAACAGCGTTACGGGCCTGCAATCGGGCTTGCATAGCTTGTCTAGCCAACCGTTCAGTTTCAGATAACGGACGTGGGCGACCATTGGCAAAGGTGCGAGCTGCACCAGCAGCTTGTTCAGTGAGAGTTTGAGATACGTCAACTTGGCGTTGCGTCATCGTCATTTCTGCTACGCGCAAAGCAGCTTGTGCTTGTTTTCTAGCTGTTTCAGCAGCACGGATTTCTTCAGGTGTTCCAGTCTTTCCTGATTTTGCTATTAGTTGCTCGCCTGTTTTTTGATCGTAATAAAGCAACCTTACATTTCCTTTAAGCACATCTTCAAGGTCTTTAGCTTTTTGTAATTTTACTTGGGCTGCTTGAACTGCGCTCAAAGCATTTCTATCCTGAGCTTCAGTAAGTGATTGTACCGCTGCTTCTTCAGAATCAAGCATCAGCTTGGTTTTAGCATCATTCCTAATGGAATTTTCAAAAGCATAGTTATACTCATCTTGAGCTGATTTTAATTTATTTAGCTTAGTCCATTTATCTTCATAAATGGCTTTGTAATCTGAATTTAATGCCATTTTCCCTTCAAATCCAAATTCAGATTCCATGTCGGATATTTCTTTTTGAACGGTAGCAATATCCTCTGCTACTTTTATTCTTCTTTGTTGAGCTACTTTAACCTCTGCGCTTGTTCCACCAACAACAATATCCTGCTGTTGTCTGTTAGATAATGCGGATTCAGATAATTGTTCTTCTTCTTGAGCACGTTTTGCTTGGCGTCCAAAGAAAGCAGGTACGGCTTGCATCACAGAACTCATGATTGCACCAGCAGCCATAAAAATAAGCCGCTTAAACATACCACCAGCAACCATGCTGGCTAATGTGCCTTCATTTGCGACGCTTTCTGCGCCACCACCGATGCCACCTCCTAAGGATTGCCCCTCTTGAGTTTGCTTGTTGTAAAGTGATTTGAGCTGATTCTGTTTTTGCAGAATAGCATACTGCACTTGAAGGTGCTTGGTGCTGCCTTCTTCCAAGGCATTCTTGGTCTTAGATAAACTAACAATGTCGTTGGTAACGCTCTTAATTTTCTCCGACGTGTTCATCTCATTGAACAGCGTTTGGGTCTTCAAATCATTCAGTTTACGAGCAGCAGCAATGTTACCCGACATCGCAGCATCCATCTTCTGACCCGCTTGCTGGGCCATGCCTGTCATCTTCTGAAAGCCTGACGCTGCTTGTGAGCTATCAACCGCAATCTTGAATTGGATTTCTTGTGAGAATGACATGGGTTTTTATCCTTTTTTTGATTCTGCCATGATTCGGTTCATTTCTTCAACACATTGTGAACGCATCGAGTCAAAATTACCGTAGTTCTCTTTGCCAGAGTTACGCCTGTCAGCAGCCCGTTGGTATTGAATTAAACGAGGAATAGGCGTTTCCCCTAGCAACTTACCGCTCATGGGGTCAAATGGCCCTAAACTTGAAGCAACGGCTACCAGAAGGGGTGCCACAGCGTGTACCGTAGGTGGTTTACCCATGTGCTTCTTTTCTTCAGGCGTAGGCTCACCCCCGCAAGGCAGGTCAATGAACACCCTATCCATAAACGTAAATATCTCACTTACGGATTCATCAAAGCCATGTTTTAGGATGTACCGGAAAATACGGTTACGGAATTTGCCAAACCTGTAAGCATTCCTGATAGGTTGGGCAGAGTTGTTTTTACGGTTCAGTTGCCACAGTAAAAACTCGACATCCTTCATGCAGGGTTCGGTTTTCCATACCACAAAAGAATTGTCCGTACCATCGAGGTACAAAAGGTCTTTCGGAGTAATTAACCGAATCTCCTCACCACAGACTGTAAACGTCACATCGTCAGCAAAAGCATCGGCACGACGTGATGCTTCTTGTGCCAAAGACTCACCGATAGATGGGGCATACTTGGTATTCCACAAGTATTCATACAATGCTTCAGGCCCACGAAGAATAACTTGTTTCAATTCTTCTTCAGGGGTTATTGCGGGTGCTGGATTATCTGCTTGCATGGTTTGTAAAAGGAAAAGCCCGCCCGTGCATGACGGTGCGGGCTTTTGAATGCCGTATGTGGTTAGGCGTTAGATTTTCTGCATCGCCTGAATGTCGCACACCCAAAAGTCACGAGGACGTTCTGGCATACCGATTTCAGACACAACGTAGGTGATGTTCGTGGTAGCACCGTTCACGGTACGACGAGTCACGATAAACTCATCCGAGTTGTTGGGAACGCTGGTAGCATTCGTGGCAAACTGAAGCTGACCACGAAGCGTGTTGCGCTCTTGGAACATCACGAAACCGTTGGGGGCACCAAGTTCAGTCGTGCGACTGGTGGATGCCGTGGGTTCGGTAGGGCTGTATTCGTTGCAGATAAAACTAATGCCGTTAGCATTGCCAGTGGTGAACGTAAGGATGCGGGAGCCGTAGCCTACGCCAGTGGTGGATGAATATGGAAGTGCCATAAAAGAAGATTGGGTTGTTTAACTGTCCAAGTAGTTAGCAGGTGGAATTACTAAATCAATCTGAAAACGTAATTCTGTGCGATCTGTTTCTGTGGGTTCATCGGCACGGTAGTTATCGCCTTGGTCAATGATGTCCAACATACCGTAGCCACCGATGATATTAGCAGTCATTTTCTGTGCTCCACGCGACAATAACCAGCGCACTCGACCTACCATAGCACCATGTTGTGAGCTAACACCCGTGTTAATTTGGCTATGGCGTTGAGTAATAACGGTAACTGACAAAGTACCACGACGGTAATTGTAATATGCCGTACCCGTAGCCGTAAAGTTCATCAGGTCGTTGGCTCGGATGAAGCCACCAGACCGAACTTCAATGCGGTTCTTGGGCATTTCTAGGGGCATTCTAGGCCCAAACGCTGCCAAGGTGGTGCCAGTGGTGTCTTGGGTTAAAACGGTCACAAAACCAGCGGCAATGTTGTCACCGATGTTTTCCGATTGGCTGGCAGTTGGAGCACTCATTTAATTGAAAGGTATGGGTAGGCTTGTTGGAGCTTCTTCGCATCTTGTTCCATCAGCAAACCTAAATTGGATTCTTGGTATGCCATGCGTTGATTTACCACTTCCTCCAAAGCCACATCAATGCGTGACTCTTGAATGCGAGGATACCGATTTATCAACGTAACGCTAAAATTGTTGTTGGATTTGGATTTGATTGAATAGCCGTTTAGGTGAAAGCGACCATCCGATGCTTTAGCACTACGAATCTTTGCTAATTCCTCGTTGTTAAAGTTAGCACCACCACCACCTGCTGCATCCATTGCCATGCCAAGTGAATCTGCAATTTGCAGGATGGATTGCCGAGCTAGACCAATGGCACCTTGGCTGGCTTTGATAATGCCGGGCAAAATGCTGCCGTAGTTTGATGCGTTTCTGTTTATCGCACTCCACGTTCTTCCATTGTAGTGCTTGTTTTCAGGTGAAAATGCACCCGCATCATCCACCTCGCCTACGATCTGGAATTTGCCGTTAGCGGTGCGTCTCCAAATACGACCAATCTTGCCACCTCTACGCCCCGTGTTGGCAGTCATGTTAAATGCCGTCAGGGTTGATACACGGGCTTTTCTCGTGGCTCGGCTACGACTGCCCAACAAAACCTTAGCAGGGTCAGCAATTGGAGTGTGTGCCATCCACTGCTTGCAGATGATTGCAGCTTCACCCATTGCCCAGTTTTCAAAAGTAGTGCCTACGCTGGTAGCAATCGCATTTCCAGCAGCAGCAAATTTGTTTAACTCGGCAGAGTCAAAAGGCATCAGAGGTCGCTTGGACGACAAGTAAAGATGTAGTGCGCCAAATCGGTGTTCACGGACTGCACAACCCACAATCCTTGCTGTGGCCCACCATCAACCTGAAGGATTTCACGAATATATTTTGTAGGGTCGTTGGGAAATTGAATACGAGGAGCGTAAACAACAATTTCCTTTTCGGATTCATAGCCCGGCTCACGCAAATGCATCATGGATGCCGTGGATTGCACGACACCCGTGTAGTTCTCGTTTGTTAAACGGAATGGTATGGGCATCCCGGTTGTGGATACCTCTAAGAACGCTTCAGATACTTCTTTTTCAAATCCGTCCATAGAGGCACCTTCCATCAACTAAAATAGCAGGTCAATCCTGCTTTTCAGCGGCTAACTTGGGGGCTAGACGACGGTTAATGAATTTCATCATACCCTGACTGGGTTTGTTTTTGTCACCGTAGTAGCGTTGGTGGCAATGCAAGTAGTGGGTTTCGGATAACAGCGTGTTAAGGAAAAACACATCCATGTCGTCGTGATAACGTACCAAAATGGCATCCAATTTCTCAAGTTTGTTATGAGCTTGGAAGGATGCGATAAGGTCACGCTCATTCCCGCCAGAGTCCAATTTGAGGATTTGTGCGTCTGGCAGTTCTGGCACGTCGTTGGGTGTGACTTCTTTTTCATAAGCCACGAGTTTTTGGTCTTCGCTATCCTTCGCAATGCTCTTTAACGTGTCTTCAAGGTACTTTACCACCGTTGTATCGCCATCGTAGCAATGCACGGAAGCCCCTTTCCATCGCTTTACAGCCCATCTTGCGAAGGCACCCACCCCAGCACCTATGTCGATGATGGAAAGTGGCTGATTTGGCCCGTAATTGAACAGTGGCACGTCGTAGGAGCCATTGAGCACGTCACCATCATGCAAATCGTCGATTGGATAGTCTTTCGGCCACAAACGGACAAAACGCTCACGATGCCCACCCATTAGCCCCGGGATGCGTGGGCCTGAAGCCATAAAAGTACGGATATGGTCATGGGGCATACCGTAACGCTGTGCCATCATATCCACCATCTCGTCATCGCTAATGGTAAATTGCAGAGGGTACACGATCTTGCCCACATGACGTAATTGGCAACGGGTGTCTGCGTAAATCTCGCCACCATCCTCAAGCACTCGGTTACAGAATGCCCAATCCTCGGACAAGTAGGTGCCATCTACGGCACGCATGGGGAAGAAATCGTACCGGATGCTGGTTTGGTCAGGGTCGCCACGATAAACCATTTCAGGGTGCTTAGAAATCATGTCCTCAAGGGCTTTGCGCGTGATGAGCAACGCACCCGTACCAGCGTGTTTGATTTTAAGGTAGCCATTTTCATCTACCTTTTCACCGGGGATGTAATTCACCACCCAGTCCAACGATGGCTGTTTCTTGGGATACAACCCGCACACGATGTCTTTGTTGGCATTCAGCAACCGTTGGAACTGCCGTGGCTCAATGATAATGTCTGAATCGAGGAAGAACAAATGCGTGCAATCAGTCTGAAGGAATGAGTACGCGAGATTGTTACGAGCACGAGCAACACCATCATTCATCATGTAGCGCACCTGCGTCTCGCATTTGCACGAGGACGCAATGATGCGAATAGATTCAGAAGTGTGCAGCTCCAATTTCCAATCTGAGGTAGCAACGGCAATAAAGACCTTTGGCATTTTAGGCACCTCAACCAATGCGGTTTCGGATGGAGCTGGAAAAGTGAGTTCAGGAGGATTAGTTGACATAAAATTATTTAGCGTAGGTTCCAGAGTAACGAGCGATTTCACCGGGGATGATTTCCATGTGTTGAAGTTCACCATTCATTCGGAACATCCCAAATTCAGCGGTAAGGTTGTCCTCAATGTGGAAACCACCTTTCTCCAACGATGCTGCTACCAGACTCTCAGGATGAAATGAGCAACCAGCAAAAAGCAAAGCAGGGACATTCTCGTAGGTTTCAAAATAAGCCTTGGCTGCTTTGACACCTAGCACAGCAAAACGGTCATTAACCCCACCGTAGGTGCCCCACCAAGGAGTGTATGCGTCATCCTCATACACGGGCACATCAAATTTGAACTTGTGGAAATGCAGATCAGGACGGCAGCGAATCACCGTATCAAATGCTTCCAAGTCTCCCGTGCGTTCGTTGGCAAACTTCCATGCACGACTAAGGTGCCACAGTTGGCGCATGATGCCTTGCAACGGTGATACCCCCGGCGTCTTTGTCGGAGTAATGCTGTACGGTGCGTGCTCTGTGAACGATTTGTCAGGCAACGTCAGTTCAGGTGGCGTAACTTTCTCAATGTGCACGTTAGCCCAATCTTTCTTCAGCAATTCTGCTGACTCGGCTTGTTCGTCATCGGCGCATGACACGAAGAAATGCGGATTATCAAACTTCCGATACACTGCCCATTTTTGCGATGGGTAGCAGCGTGCAAATGTACGCATTTGGCCTGACAGGATGATAGCGGTGTTACTCATGGTTGTTTTGTGTGTGGCTGGAAAATCTTACGATCAGAATTGTTTGGGATATAAAAGGTCAGGTTGTAATCGGCAAAATATTGACCGGGCTTCAAAACACCCTGTGTGCAAATCCAATCCCAAAAGGTCGCTTTTTTACGAAGTATCAGCAGCAAGGCATCTTTCTGTTCAAAATTAACGTAGAAGAATCGTCCGTGGTAGTCTCGCAGGTACAACCAATCATTGCCTGATTGCACCCAATCAAAACCTTCAGGTGGTTTGCGTAGGCTAGTGTAAATACCCCAGCCTAAAGCAGAATAATTCAAATATGGAGGCGTGTCGGTCATGTGCGTTTGTTAATTCGGCTAAGACCCAACAATCCATTGTTGTTGTCCCAATGACGCATCACCTGCCATTGGTCGTTGTTGGCAAGAAACTCGTAAATCGCACGAGTAATACCCGCCTGACCGTTCTCACCATTGTCACCAAAGGTAACGGTGTCGTGCAAAAAGATGAAGTGATCTACCCTGTGAGCAAATTTCAATTCAGCCCGCACTTGGTCAGCCGTGTGCAGGGTGTCGATAAACAACAAGTCGCAGATTGGAATGTCCTCAAGCGTTTTGGTGTCAGCTTTGGTGAACTTCCAAGTGGTACGCAGGTTCTCAGGTGGGGTGTACGGTGTATCGTTGATGTCAAAGCTGTGTAGAATGCCTCCTCCGTTCGATTCTAGGCCATGTAACAGGGCAACGGTACTGTTACCAGTCCTAGTGCCAAATTCCACGATAGAACCGCACAGATAGGCATAGCCTGACAATGTGCTAAGGTGTTCGTTGATGTCTTTGTGCGTACCGTTACGACAAGCCATACGTTCTTGGTAATCTTTTTCTAGGTCTTGATTCATAGAATTATTTCCACTTAGGAGGACGACCACCCAACAGTCCGTTTCTACGGGCTGCTGCTGTTTTGGCGCGTGATTTCACACTGCCAGCTTTGGCAAAGCGAGACGGCACAGGTTTCTTCTTTTTCATGCGGGATAAATAACCGATGAATAACCCAACAACTACCTGCAAGCATAAACCCAACAAAAGCAAAAACCCCACCCGAATTAACGGATGGGGTTCTTACTATTAAAACAGACCTAAGGGAAATTAGGCTTGGGTGTATTGTTTCTGGCTGAAACCAACAACGCTAACGGGGAACGAAGGCGAGTTCGTGCCACCGATAACACGGTCAATGCGGCCATAGCGGTAAACTTCGCGGGTGTCCACAGAGACAACCTGCGAGGTAGCACCCGTGATCTGCGTGAAGGCAACATTGGCATTGCTCCAATTGGAGTTGTCCGACGATTGCTTGAACACGAGGTCAAGGGTGGGGTTGGTGCCAGCCGTAGCGTTGCCAGCGTCCACACGGAACAGCACGTTACCGATATAACCGTTCATATCGTATGGCGTGCCGTTGGCGGTTGCGGCAACCGCTGCCACAGGGAGGGCAGCGATTGGAGTGACGTAATTAGGGAGATCGTAGATCATGGTAATTTATTCCTTTAATTAAGGGTTGATAGGTTCGGATTACTGAGCAGCCGAATCCGTGGAAACACAGAACGAAGGCCAGTGACGGACACCGAAATCGGTGAACAAGTTGACGGTAACGACAACTTGGTTGTTCGCCGCTTGGGTGTATGGGTCAACGACGACATCGTAACCAGCCCAGTCGAAGAACATAGCCTGACCCCACGCACCGAAGATCGCTTTGTTGGCGTTGCTGCCAGTGGTAGCGATTTGGTTCGTGATGTTGACGGGATAACCGTTGGTCATGTTGTCATCACCCGAGAGGAACACTGGGTAATTCGGAACTTTGACGGTGGTTTTCCACTTGGCGCGAACCGTTGGGTTCGTGAGCCATTGCATCGTGCCGAGGTCAGCGTTCGCAGACTGAATCTGCTGTTCAAACTTAACGACGTTCGCCCAAGTAGGAGCGGTGCCGAAAGTGACGCTGGTGATGTTGTTGCCGCCGCCCGTAGAATCGGTGGTAGGCCCGTTGAGGATGCCCATAGGCTGCGAACCGCCCGTGCCTTGGATACCAGCCAAATCTTTAGCGATAGCGATAATGCGAACATGGTCGTCACGCACAAGGGCTTCCGCATCGAGGGAGGACTGGGCCAGCAATTGCTTGCTGTAAGCCGTGCGAGCAGCAAGACGGCGAGGAGTAGCCGCGAGCTGTGCAAACGACTGCTTGGTGTCGGTAACAGCGTCACCTTCAGCCAGCCAGTAAGCGGTAGCCGCACCGGACTGACGTGGGATGGCGATGTTGCCAACCAGACCGCTCATCGTACCAACGCCGAGTTGGGTGAGGAGGGTGCGGTTACGAAGCAGCTCGATGAAGGAACCACCAAGGAAGTCCGTCGCAACAAGAGCACCCGCTTGGGAGAAGTTGTTGGTTTGGAGCTGACGTTGGAGGTTTTGACCGTAACGGCTGTTGGCGAGGCTAGGCGAAACGCGAAGCATCGCTGCCGTCATCTCAGGGTCAGCGTATTCAGCCATGTCATGCGGCATGATGAAACCGCCAGCATGGGCTTCACGACGGTATTGCTTGGAAGCAGCGTCAGAGGCTTCTTTTTCCAGACCATCGAGAGGACGGTTTTGGGAGAGAAGGTTGATAGCGCGGGTCAGGCTGTACCGACGCTTTTCTTTCTTGTTCATGCCGATGACAGCGGGCTGGCTGACAGCGGTAGCCTTGAGGTGATCTTCCACGACGAATTTGCGGAAGCTATCGAGGGATTCGCCATTCACGATGGCGTCCATAACACGCTCGGAGGAGACTTTGAAGTTCTCACCGATAGCGCGGATATTGGCAACTTCATCCTTGCGGGTGACGTTGGCGTTGGAGGGAGCAGGAGCACGCTCGGCAACCGTAACGGCTGGAGCAGCAGGAGTATTTTCAGCGGACATATTAGTTTTTGGTTTCTCTAAAGGTTGTGGTTGGGAACGACCCACGCCAACGGAAGCGTCGGCTGGGATGCTGACGAGGCTAATTTCATACGGTTCCCACGAGTCCACACGGTAGCTGTCCCCAGCATCGGTGTTTTTCTCCGCGAGTACCATATTCTTCACACGGTAACCTACGCTGACCAAGCTACGGATACCGTCTTGCACGTCCTGAAAAATGTCTAAGCCATGCTTGGAGCGATTCTTTGAGAACCGGACAACCGCACGAGCTTTGCCGCCTTTGATTTGGCAGCTTTCCACGACGCCGATCTGGTCTTCAGGGTCGTGGTTAAGGAGGAGAGGAGCTTGTTGACGAAGACGCGAGAGGTCGCACGCCTTATCGGTACACTCCAAGATTTCATTACCAAAGAAGCGTTCAACCGGAGCTTCAGAAGCAAACGATAGCTCAACGGTGCGCTTGTCGGCATCCATAGACCCACGTTCAACATTGAACTCGCGGGACATGGCTTTTAAGCGACTGTCGCTTAGATCAATTGGTTTTTTATCCATATAGGGTAATTTGTTAAGTATTGTTTCCGTATTTTTTGATACACGGTCAAGATAGATTATATAGGCTTACTTGTCTTCCTCTTTGGTTTTCTTTGTAGAGGCTTTGTCTTCACCGGGTCTTGGCGAGGGGAAGTTAGGATTAGGGTCAGGCAGAATAACGCCCGCTTGGTCAGCGAGCTTTTGCTCCATAGCTTGTTCCTGCATGATGTCTTCAAACGTCTCTTGGCTGGTTTCTTCAACCACAGAGGTACGAGACTTGATACGATTGTTGATAGCTTCGACAGAAGCAGCAACGTCCTTTTGTGGGTCAACCCACGACCAACGACGGGGACGGAACTTGTGGTTTTTGAATTTGGCGAGCTTGGTAAATGGGAGGGCTTTGCCAGTGTAGGGGTCTTTGATGGTTCCATTGAGTAATCCGATTTCCAGCCATTTTAAGAACACGGGGGCTTCAAACTTATCAATCCACCACGTTTGTAGGGCTTTGAAGTGTTCACGGTCTTCAAGCAAACCAGCACGGATAGAACTGAAGTTTACTTCAGTAAGATCGTTGGCGATGGCGTAGTAGCTCATGTCCAAACCTGCGCCAATTCGACGTAGGCGAGTTTTGACGAACTCACCATACTGTTCATGGGGGTAGGCTGGGTCGTAGGTCTTAAAGTCCAAGCCGGGGGTCTGGCTCAAATCTTCAATCAAGCCGGGTTCGGCATCCATGCTCTTGTCGCCTTCGTTGATTTCCTGACCTTCGTAAGCTGGGCCGGGGTCGTTGTAGGCACGAGTGATAAAACCCATCTTGGCTGCACCAGTACGGGCTGCAACAATGGCTGCTTCATCGTAACCATCGAGCATCTTCAAATCGCGCATGATACCGCACAGCCAAGTTGTATCACGAACTTGTGTGATACGGGTGCGACGGAAAGGATGGAGGAAGCCAGAGGCATCCATGCGTTCAGACCAATAACCCTCTGCGTGCCACCATTGTTGATCGCCGGGGTATTCTTTGAGGATGTAGTAAGCCGTAGATTTGAAGTAACGATCTACCTCGACGCCCATACGCACTTGAACATCGACCTGACCACCGGGCTGACGAGTCAGTTCGTTACGGTAGTCATCAATGATGTCGCCTTCAAATAGCTGAAGGGCAAAACCGAATTTGTTAATGTTTGGGTCAACAACCCACTTCACAAGAGTATCACCGTCACGAGCAGTAGAACGTAGCGCAAGACGACCACCTTCGTTGAGCGTCATGTCACCCGTAACAAACGGGTTCTTCTTCCACTCCATGTAAGCGTTTTCAATTACCTTTGCGTCGTTGGAATCCACTTGGAACTCCAATTTCTTCAAGGCATTCATGCGCCATTCACCAGCCAAGGAATTGAAAATTATACCGTGGTGGTCGTAAATGTTGTCTTCCAGCCGAGAGAGGAATCGGCGGGTGTAGGGTTCATTTCTTTCCAGCTCACGGGCACGACCTCGTAAGGTGCGTAGGCGTGTCTTTAATTCTGCGTCACCAGTGGTGAGGGGTGCTAAGAAGTCTTCAGTAAGACGGTTCCATTCAGCACCAGCATAAGAGCGTTTACCGATGATCTTGTGCATCGGTTTTTGTTGTCCGCTAAAAGCATTTTTACCTGCTTTCAGTCCAGCCGTAATACGCTGAAGAAAAGGAATGTTGGAAGCCATAGTTCAAGAGGTTACTGCCACGGTACACGTTGCTGCCAAGGGTAGGCACGGATGTTGAGCGGACGGAAACGAATACCAATTTTGTTGGAGCCACCAAGACCAGCGTTCAAGCGAGCCTTAGCTTCTTCACGACGAACTTCAGATGCGAAGCGTTCACGCATTTTCCAAAGTTCAGAGAGATTTGCCAGAGTGTAAGCCTGACCGTTTACTTGTGCAGTGGTGACACTCTTGGAGGTAAGTTTTGCAATGGTCGTTTCAATCTCGACCAACATCTTGCTGGCAAACGAGCGAGGGTCTGAACCATTAGGAGTTGCTGCAAGGTTGGCTGTAACCTCTAGCTGCTGAAAGAAAGTATGAATCTGAAACTGCTGAGTGCCGCTCGTGACATACGCCCCGATGGAATATAAAGCAGGTTCCCATGTAGCAGTAGTAGCAGTTGTAAGCGTAACCTGAAATAACACGTCACTAGCCGATGCTTGCACAGCATCAAACTTGTAAATGTTTTTTGTAGAACGGATGACATAATGCAGCGTCCAGATGGTTGCTGGATAGTCGTCAATCTGACGAATCCACGAGACATTATCGCCTGCTGCAATCGTCTGTGGTTCGCGTAATAGAGTTGGGATTGTTGCGCTCAAGGTGGTATTTCACTGCATATTCTGTAATCTTATGGGGAAATCAAGATAGATTACATACGCCAACGACCAACAAACCCACCTCGCCCTATTCTGCGGGTTGCTCGTGCCTGTTGGCTACGTGCAACTGCTGGTGAGTCTGGCTTGGGTTGTTCAGGAGTTTGAACAGGTGGCTGCAATGGCTCAATAGGGTGGTTTCCTTCGTTTTTAAGCTGTTTCACTTCCTCAACCGTATGTTTGGGCGGGACGTACTCACGAGGCACCTGTTTCTTTAAGTTATCAGCCAAACGCTGCCATGCGATAGGAAACAAGCTATGCACCGCTGCAACTGCGTACACGTTCAAGTCCAATGCTTCGTTGCGTACACTGTTGTTCTCCTTTTCAAAAATGTAGTACGGCTGACCGTAGCTATACTTCAGAAACCGTTTCTCAGATGCGAACTGTGCAAAATAATCGGCATCGTAGCCGTATTCAGGTGATGCAAAGTGCATTGAGCGTGCCCCCGGTGTTGGCAATGCGATGCGGTCATGCAACGTCGATTTGGTAACAGTAACGCCAACATTCCAATGCGGTATGCGTGCTCGGTTGTTGCGGCTGGGCTTTGCTGGCAAGATGGGCGGGATGTTTGTGCCAACACGATTGATACCCTTGCACGGATACACACCACGACCAATGCGAGGAGCGCAGAATGACAACACCCGCTTGTCTTTGTACCCCATGTCAATGAAGGCACGCTGTATCTTCATCGGTACGCCATCCTCACGAGTAAAGTCTTCCAACAACAGTAAATCTAATCGGTTCCAAACGTCGTCTAATTCAGTGTCGCCATCAAGCACGACACGTTTGATGCCCCACGATTCTTCATCTTTGCCGAAACCTTTAACTTCGCACTCAATGCGGTTTCTTTGTACGTCTGCTGCTGCCACAAGCGTAAGCACTCCTTCTGGAATTGTGTCGGGTGTGTATTCTTCCCCACGGTCTTCCAGTGATTTAGCGTCAATTTTGGTAGCATCTTCTTCAAATGTTTCTGCAAGGAAGGTGTTTATCCAAACCCGCATGGTTTGACCACCACCATCTTTGGCTTTCAAGAACTCCATCGCAAACTCGTGCAAGCGGTTCTTGTAGCCCTTGTGCTGCCTGAACAACGTATTCATGCCGTTCAGCCAATACCCACGCACACCATTGAACGGACGTGTAGCCACCCAACGTCCTTTCTTAATCATGCCAATGCGGTCAGCGTCGTTCAGGTGGGCTTTGCAAGCTGGGCACTCCAAATACGCTTTGTCTGGCTCATTCTCAGGCCACTTTACCTGACTCCACAACAAGGTGTGCTCAAACTCACACCTTGGGCATTTTACCATCCAATGCCGTTTGTCCGAATTGTCGTACAGTTTCTCGATTTTGCTGATGCCTTTGACCGTAGGCGTGCTGGTTTTCACCTTTACCGCATTTGGGAAACTCTCAGCACGCTTGTCAGCCAACGCACAAGGGTCGCCTTCGCTACCTGCACTTGCTGGGTAACGGTCAATCTCGTCTTGCATCACAACACGTCTAGGACGCCCTGCAAGGCCAGCAGGAGCGTTTGCCCCTGTCATGGCTAGGCTTCCACCGGGGAACTGCTTAAAAGCGGTTGTATTGCCGCTATTGCGGCTTCTGGCATCCTTCACCAGCTTCCGCAACACAGGCGTATCACGAATCATCGGAGCAATACGTTCTTTGGAGTATGCCTCGTACAACTCAACCGTAGGCTGCACCAACAACATAGGTGATGGGTCAGCGTGCGTAAAGAAACCAATAAGACAGTTAAGTGTTTCACTCTTACCAGTTTGTGCTGCAAGCATCATCACCGTCTCGGATACATCAGGCTCCAACGGTGCATCCATCAGTTCCTTCTGGTACGGCAAGCACTTGAACTTGCCAGACTCCGCTGCGGCATCACGCGACAACACACGGTACTGGTTAGCCCACTCACTCGGTCTTTGTTTTGGTAATGGCGGGATAGCATCAAAGATCGCCCGCCACAACCGCTCAACTGGCGGGAGTTGGGGTTTCGGTAATTGGGTCTTCTTCGTCATCCGTAAATTCTGCGTCCTTGATGTCCTCCATGCGTATGCTGCCTAGCGCATGAATCTCCTCAAGTAGCTTTGATTTGTCATCCACGCTCAAAGGCGAGTTCACGATCTTCTGTCGTATTGCCACTGCTGCCTTCTGCACAGCCGTAACCACCAAGTCCAACGGCAGCAGGTTGCCTTTGCGCTCCTCGTTCTTCAACCGTGCGTTCTCCGCTTGCTCACGAGCCAAGTTTGCCCGCTCGTCGCTCAGGTTAAACGACCCTGCTGCTGCTTGCTCACGCTTAATCATCCAGCGAATTACCTCCGCTGTGTTGTATTCATTTGATTTCCCGTTCTCCGCTATCTTGAAGGGCAGACCTTCCCCTTGCCAAATCACAATGGATTTTGGCCCTACGCCCAAGATACCCGAAAGTTCGGATTTACCCACGATTTTACCGCCTGTTGGCCTCATAAGTTCGCATGATTTGCTGGATTTACCTGTTATGGCATATAGGAAACTTTATGGCTAGCTTTAAGTTGGGGTCG